AAAGGGCGGGCTGCAGGCTGAGACCAGCATCCACGTCCAGTTTTTGACAGACGAGACCGCTTACCGATTTGTCTATCGTGTCGACGGCCAGCCCGCATGGCACGATACGCTGACCCCGCACAAGGGCACGGCGACCGTGTCCCCATTCGTCGCTTTGGCCACCCGGGCATAGGAGATACTCATGCACATCTCTCAGACTCACAAAATTGTCCAGCTCTATCAGGGTGCGGCTAACGCCGTGGCCTGTGATGTGGTGTCGCTCAAAAATTTCCACCGCGGCGCTATCGTTGTCACGCACACTGGCAGCGCTGACACTGATCTGGTGCTGACGGTCAAAGAGGCGACGGCGGTGGCCGGCGGTGGCCAGACCGTAGCCAACAACGTCGACATCTATGCCGATGTGGATGCGGGCACGACCAGCGATGTGTTGGTGCGCCAGACGGCGGCCAAAACCTACACCATCGACACGGGCGTTGCCCCCAATCAGGTAGTCGTGTTCGAAATCGACCCCGATGCGCTCAGCGCTGGGTTCGACTGCGTCTACCTAGATGACAGCGGCGGCAACGCCAGCAACACTGTTAACATCACATTTATCGGTGTGCCCCGCTACCCTGGGCTCCCACTGGCCTCTGCAATCACTGACTAGGATCCGTATCCAGGTATCCAGCGTGTGTCGACGATTTTGATAAACTTTTCTTATATACGCGTATATTGAAAAGTTTATGAAAAATTCAGACACACGCTGGATACGTGGATACCGAAATCGGCGGAACCACCGCCATAACCGAGGAGGATGGATATGACTGTTGCAAATGTTAAATCGACCTGGACAGGCGGAAATCTGCGCTTTGGCCAAAAATATGCAAATGGCACGGCGAGCGTCCAGTTTGATGGCGTCCCCCTAGCGCTCAGCGGTGACTACTCGCTCACTGGATTCAATGCGCTCTCCAGCCGCTACGAGTTGTCGTGGGCGGCCGGGCGGCGTGGCAAGCCAGGCATCAACGCTGACATCCAAAATGCGTCCGAAGCGACTCGGATGATTGCCGACCCAGACTTCGAGGTGCTCGGCACCAATGGCACCTCTGCGCTCAGCACATACTACGCTGAGGGAGGGCTCACGTTTACGACGGCCGGAGCCGACAATGATCAGATGATTCTGGTCCCGCATCTGGACGCCAACCAGTCAGCCTGGGAGCAGGTCACCTGGGGTACTGACCAGGAGACGATCTGGGAGTGTGCGCTGCGCACCACGGCTACGATTACGTCGATGACCATCTGGGCTGGGCTCAAGTTGACCAACACATCGGTCACGGCCACCGACAATGACCAGGCGTTTTTCCGTTACGCCGCGGCGACCAACTCTGGCAAATGGCAGGCAATCCACAGCATCGGCGGCACCGATACGGCTACCGATACCGGCATTGCGGTTGCGGCCAGCACAACGTACCGGCTGCGTGTGGCGATTGATGCGTCGCGCATCGCTCAGTTTTACATCAACGGAGCGCTTGTCAGCACGTCGACCGCCCTGACCAACGCAACGGACCTCAAGCCGTACCTTGGCGTGCAGGCCAACACTGGTGCTGCCCGCTCGATCAATATCATCGGGCAGGCCATCAGCCGCAAGGTGGCGTAACATGGGTATAGCCCTTGTGCGCTTGGCCAGCGGTGCGATCCGTGAAGAGCCCGGCACGTTTGCCACGATCAAGACCGGCGAGCTGGCCGGCTCGGCGACAGCCGTGCAGATGCCAGATGTCACCTGCTATCGGGTCAAATTCAAGGCGCTTTCGGACAATGCCGGAAACGTCTACATTGGTGGCGCTGGAGTGACTGTTGCCAACGGCTCTACCGATACGACCACGGGCTGGGAACTGGATGCCGGGCAGGAAACCGAGTGGCTTCAGGTTGACAACCTCAACGTGTTCTATCGGATCTGCAACAACGCCGGGGATGATTTGGTCTACATGGCGATGATCTAATGGCATATGCAAGCGTGGCTCAACTGCGAGCGTACATGGGCCTGGATGTCAACGACGACGATCCTCTTCTGGAATCGTTGTTGACCCGGGCCCAGTTCGCGATCGACAACCATACACATCGGACGTTCGAGGCTCCGGCTGATACAACCAAGTTGTTTGACGCCGAGCATGACACGTCCGACCACTACATGGTGCTGGACTGGACACCGTACGCTCTGGATCTGTGCCAGATTACGACGGTGATCAATGGAGACGGGACATCCATCTCTGCAAGCTCGTATGTCACCAACCCGCGCAACCAGACACCGTGGTACGGGCTGCGGTTCAAACTTAACAGCGGCTTGTATTGGACGTTCGATCAGGACCCAGAAAACGCCATCAGCATCACGGGCCGGTGGGCGTACAGCGTGACGGCCCCAGCAGACATCGTGCATGCGACAGTTCGCATGGCAACGTACATGTATCGGCAAAAGGACTCCAACACGTTTGACGTTACAGCGATTCCGGGCGCTGGTGTGATCGAGGTACCGCAGGGAATTCCCCGAGATGTCGGCAAGATTCTGGAACCGTACCGGAGGCTGCGATGACAATCAGCACAACGATTGCTTTCGCTCAGCAGCGTGCAATGACGGTGCCAGGTGTTGTCTACGCTCCACCCGGCAATTATCCTCCAGCTCTGGACACTGCACTGCTCCCTGCCGTACTGACGTTTCCTGGGCCGGCCGGCGTGCCAACGTACTCACGTAGCGCTCGGGATTTGTACTCTGTTACTCGCACGTACTACGTTGCGTTCTATCTCCACACTCTGGGCCAAGGCAATCGCAACAATAAAATTCAGGATGGCATTGTAATGCTTCAGGAAGCGCTCGATGCATTTTTGCACAACCGCCATCTCGATCCGGAAGTTGTGATTATGGGCGTGACGGACGATACTGGGATCACGTCTGGCAGGGAGACGGCAGGAGCCAACGATCAGTACCTGACGTACAATGGCCAACCATATTTTGGCTTTGTGCTGTCGGTCAATATCGAGGAGGTTAATCTATAATGGCCAAGTACGTCGGCCCCAACTCTGCCGCATTGTCGTGGAATAGTGTTGTGATTGCTCAGGTTCGTGATATCTCTGGCCCGGCGATGGTCGAAGATGCAGTGGACGTTACAACCCGCGAAAACAGCAGCCGAGTGTACACCGCCGGTCTGCGGGATGGTGGCGAATTGACGTTTGATGTCATCTACGACTCGGGATTGGCGACGCACAGCACACTGCTGAACGCTCTGTTGAATGGGTCTGTAGGGTCGGCAGAACTCCAAACGGTAGATGTTGCCGACCTGTACGATGGGTTTAGGTTTCAGGCAATGGTTTCGGCCATAACGCCGGAAATGCCTTTGGAAGATGCGCTCGGGGCCAGCATCACGTTGAGGACGGTCAGTCAACCAAAACCCATTGTTTATTTGGTTGATCATGTAGGGGATTATTTGGTCGATGAATCCGGCGCATATCTGATTGAATAGAGGGAAAAATGGCAAAGTACACAGCTTATGAATCTGTTTTGCGGGTCAATACGGTTAGCACAACATTCGTCGATGTCGGCCAGGTGCGTGACATCAGCGGTCCGTCCATGACACAAGATGCCGTCGAGGTGACAGCACGTGACACAAACAAGTGGCGTGCGTTTACGCCGGGCCTCCGCGATGGGGGCGAGGTGACGTTCGATCTGATCTACGATCCAGATCTGGCTTCGCACTCAGCGACTAACACAACAACCGGCTTGGTTAGCTTCCTGCTGACCGGGACGGCAAAAACGTTTCGGCTGGTCATGAGCGATTCAAATTTTTTTTCGTTTAGTGGCATTGTGACGGCATTTACCCCCGAATCACCTCTGGAGGATGCGATGACGGCCAGCTGTACCATCAAAGTTACTGGCGCTGTGTCATATAACGTATAGGGCTGATAGCACAAAATATGCCTATACTCAACAGTAGTGTACTCAGACAGAGCGTGTTGCGGCAGGTCACGGTTGACGTGCCAGAATGGGGCGGATCGGTCATTCTGCGTGAGCTCACTGGAGCAGAGCGCAGCGAGTTGATGGTGGACACTATCCAGCTGCAAGGAGCTTTGGCCGACAAATCAAACCTGACGCCTGACGCTGCCCGCCGAGCGCTGACGCTGGCGGCCGAAATTGTCCGGCGAACATGGATTGATGAAACTGGTGCACCAGCAGTGCAGGACGCCAAAGAACTTCTGGAGGCTCCCTGGCACATCCTGTTCCGTCTGGCGACCGAGGCGATGGTGCTGTCCAAAATGGTGCCCGGGTCGCTAGAGGCTGAAAAAAAAATCTAATTGACGACGCCGAACTGCGCCTGTGGCACACGCTGGCCCTGGAAATTGGAGGGTGCACTGTGGCCGAGCTCCAGCAACGCATGGGTGCCAGCGAGTTTGCCACATGGGCAGCGTTCTTGTCGATTCAGCCATCTAGCGAGCAGCGCGCAGATTTGAGAAATGCGATGATGATGACCCTGTCAGCCAATGCATCCCGAGACCGCAAACGCCATCCAAAACCGTTTACGGTCAGCGAATTTATGCCCGACTGGTGGAAGCCGGAAGAAAAACCTCTGACAGGCCAGCAGGTGTTGTCAAAATTCGCAGCGCTGGTCGGAGGGGCAAATGTCGGACACCCTTAACGTACAGATTGTTGCCGATACCAGTGGGTTTGACAGCAAGATCGGTCAAAGCGCGCGTGAGCTCGACAATTTCTCCGATCAGATAAAATCCGCCGACAAATCAGCCAACAAATTCGGCTCGGTCATGGCTGGCATTGCCCAAGGCGTCGGCCAAAGCATCGCCGGGATGGCGGTCTCGGCTGGTGCAGCACTGCTCCAGTTTGGCATGGACAGCGTAAGCGCTGCCAGCGACCTCAACGAGACGCTCAGCAAAACGGACGTTTTGTTTGGCGATGTTTCCGATACGATCAAAGAATGGTCACAGACGACTGCGACCGCTTTTGGCCAGAGCCAGCAACAGGCCCTGGACGCCGCCACCACGTTTGCGGTGTTTGGCCAAGCGGCTGGGGTCACCGGTGACGAGCTGGTTGAATTTTCGACAAGCTTGTCTGAGTTGGCCAGCGATTTGGCGTCGTTCGGCAACACCACACCAGAGCAAGCTATCGAGGCGATCGGCGCTGCTCTCCGCGGCGAGAGCGAGCCTCTCCGCGCGTACGGGGTGCTGCTCAGCGACGCGACCATCAAGGCCAGGGCTTTGTCGATGGGTCTGGTCAATGCAGAGGTCGACGCTCTCGCGCTGTCCAGAGCAACGGAGGCGGTGGAAAAAGCTCAGCGGGCATACAACGAATCGGTCGCCAAATTTGGCGAATCGTCAATCGAAGCCTCCGATGCCAGCCGGGACATGGAACAGGCTGGACTGGCCCTCGAAAAAGTGCTCGGTGGCCAGGTGGAAGATCTGACTGCTCAGCAGAAACTTCTTGCCACCCAAGCCGAGATTTTCGCACAGACAACTGCGGCCCAAGGCGACTTTGCACGCACCTCGGGTGGGCTGGCCAACCAACAGCGCATTTTGGATGCGCAGATGCAGGACCTGAGCACCACGATCGGCAGCATGTTTTTGCCGGCATGGCTGGCAATCGTCACGGCGGTCAACACGTTCGTGCAGGCGACGTTGCCTCCGCTACAAAACGCCATTGATGGGCAAATCGTCCCGGCGTTCAACGCGTTTGGTGCAGTACTGGCCAGCGTGTTTGGACCGGCCATCGCCGTGATTTCTGACGTTCTGGCCGGCTTCGGCCAGGGGATCATGACCGATGCCATCGAGCCGCTCAACTTTTTCAATGGTTGGATCGGGCGCAACATGCCGAGAATCCAGCAGATTGTCAGCACCGTCCTGGGGGCAATTGCGAGTTTCTGGGAGGCTCACGGCCAAACCATCGTCGATGTTGTCGATACATACCTCGGCTGGGTGTTTAACAATTTTGAGTTTATCCTCAGGACATTGCTAAATGTTGTGGAATTTGTGCTCAGCGTCCTGACGGGAGATTTTGAAAATGCAGGATTGGTTCTACGGGCCATCATCGGCGACTGGAAACTCTGGATTACGAGTGGAATCCAAGGAATCGTCGACACGGTCGTCAGCATCTGGACTGAGACGGACTGGGGAGCCGTCGGCAGCGCAATCATCCAAGGAATCGGAAGCGGTATCTTGGCAATGATGAGCTGGATAACAAATCTGGCCAGCACCGTGAGCGGAGCCGTGGTGGACAGTTTCAAAAGCCTCCTGGGCATTTCGTCGCCATCCAAGGTGGCAGCCGAAGAGATCGGCATGCCGTTTGCGGAGGGTATCAGCCAGGGGATGCGCCAGGCGATGTCGGCTGTCAACCAGACGGTGTCAGGCGTTGTCGGTGACATGATGGCTTCACCCGCCCAATCCGCTATTGGCGCCGGCGCTGGGCTGGGCAATGTTACGATCAACCAGTACTTTAGTGGCAATGTCGATTCCGAAATGGTACGCCAGGCGTCTCGTTCTGGCGTCGCCAGCGGACTCAGAGCGATAGGCGCATAATGTCATATCAGATCACCACATTCGATGGAGTCACCCTCCCGACAATTATGTCCGTCGAAGACATGTCATCTGCTTCCATTCCCAGTACGATACAGGTGTCTATGGGTGCGGCATTCGACTGGCGAGGGAGCGGCAGGCAATTTCCGGTACAGCAACAAATTACAATTAGGGGCGCTTATGTGGGCGCAACCCATGCCGATTTAATTACCAAAATCAATCAGCTAAAAGGTTTGATTGGCAAACGGGCTACTCTCATTCGTGCGAATTTCAGCGATGGCACTACCCAGACGAGAATCGCTCGCTTGCTCAGCGTCAAAATCAATCAGGATGCAGAACAAAACACAGCGTTGTTCGCCGAGGTCGAGGCGGTTTTCGAGACCCCCACGGGCGGCTGGAGGGCATCGACCGCAACTACTGCAAGCAGTACAGCCTCGGGCTCAAGAAGCATTTCGATCACGATGGGCGGAAATATCGAATGTCAGGATGCAATTGTCACTGCCACTGGTAGCATAACATCACTGACTATAATCTCAAACGCCATTGGCGTCAATTTATCGTGGAGCGGGTCAACTACTGGATCGGGCAATCTAACGATAGATTGCGGAGCCAAAACCATTGTGCGGGGATCAGCAAATCAATACAACTCGGGATTTATAACGAGTAACCATACGGCCAGGGGTTGGCTCCCCCTGGCGATTGGAACTAACACAATTACAGTTTCAACAACTCTCACATCTACAGTAACCATAACGGCATTTGCGGTGACAGCATAATGGACTATTATGTGGAAATTTACGGGCCAGACGGAACGACTATTGTTGGCCCTGGACCGATAAATACTGTCATTTCATGGCAACAAACTGTTCGAATCAACCGAGCAGGCGATTTTGAATTTCGCGTGCTTGCCGATGATCCTCAGGCGACAAATCTGGCTCTGCTGAATACCGTCAAATGCATTGCTTTTGTTCGTGGAGGATACAACGATTCGACAGTGTCGGTATTTACAAACAAATACATATACATAGGCGGCGGAATCATTCAAAATATTTCTACGGAAATTGATGATTCAGGGCGAGCGATACTAGTTGTCAGCGGTCAAGATTGGCTGGGAGAGCTGGCATGGGTATCTATGGACCGAAACTATTTTGATGGCAATACTACCCCACCAGCCGGGGCCATCGATTTGATTACTGCATCTAATGCAGCATTGTTCAAAATGGCGTCGCCTCAAACGGGCTGGACCGCTACAGCTGGTGGAACCGTATTCTACGATACTTTGTATGGCCGCTGGGCCTATGAAAATGTCTTGCAGGCATTGATCAAACTCTCTGAATATTCTGGAGCTTATTTTGCGCTCTCTCCCAATTTAAGTACCGCAATCACAGGAACAGGGTTTCGAACTATTCGTTGGGAAGCGAGTTTTATTGCGACGAATATACGAGCAGTTCAGGTCGATGGCAATAGCGATGTAAGACCAGACACCGTTATCATCAAAAACATAACAATGTTTTACAGCATGCCAGATTTTGTAACACGAGTAATCCCGTTTGGCGCTGGGAATGGTGACAGTAGGTTAACTATGTTGCCATCAAGCATTACGGTAAATCCGTCTTTCGATTATGTTACTGTAGCTGGTCAATATAAAGGCATCCGTCATACAGGTGATGAAACCGCGTTTGGGGTCCACACTCGTGTGATCCAATGGCCTGAGGTTGCTCCTGAATCAAACACAACCACGGCGATTGAAAAAGCTGCGGATCAGTTGTATTATTTGGCCCTCAACTACTTAATCAAAAATCGACAGCCCATTATCCATTACGATATAGAGCTAACCAAATCTCTGGTCACGGTGAGTGATTCAACCGAGCTGCTGCTGCGGCCCCTCCACAAAATTCGGGTTCAGTACAGGGATCCAGAGCAGGGAATCTACATAGATGACTCTCTTAACATTATCGAAGCAACCCATGTAATCAATGCAGATGGTATGCAGACAACCAAGATATTGGTTGGCACGGTAGAGACGTATCCTGTCACCGATACGGAGGCAACGGTCTCACGTCTGTCTGATGCAGACACATACAAAGTTGCCTCGCAGATGATGCCGAACACGCACACAATGACATTCTCCCGACCGGTGGGACTAACACAATCGCCGGTCACCGAAATTAGATTCCGTCTAGGATCCGATGTGGTTCAGATTTATTCCGTGTTTTTTGACTTTTTCATCAGTCCAATAATATCAACAATCAGCTCTATTACGGCGACAGCCGATGAGGTTACTGGACATACTCATACTGGTCCACTTCACAAGCATTCAATTCCCGATCATAACCATACAAGTCCAAGCCATGCACATGTCGAAACTGGCGGGACAACACAACTTACGACGGTCACAATAAATCCTAAAACAAATTTCGAAACAAACGACACTGCGGCTTCGGTAAACTCGGGTGGCTCACACACGCATACAATAACCCCGACAGTCACTTACAACGCTTACAGAGGCGGCTCTAATTATGCCCACACGGACCTGGAATATAGACTCAACGGGTCTGGGGCAAATCCCTGGACAGCATTTGACGCTGCTGTTGTGAGCGGTGGGTCAGAGAGTATTTCCGGGAACTGGAGGAGAATAAATTTGACGAGTAGTATTCGCAACGCAAACACGCTTCGGCCAAATCAGGCGCATAACCTCATAGAAGTGCGTCGCAAATCGGCGAGCACAGGAAACACCGCTCAGCTCGAAGTCCAGATCACAATACAATCCACCGTCCAAACAATCGTATAGGGGGATCAATGCTTACTGAACATGTCTACATCCAACAGTTTGACATCAGCGCTGGGCTCGGTGCTGACTCGTATTATTTGGGGTTTGCTCAGCAAACTTGGGCATAGGAGGAAATCATGCCATCAACAAAAACGCTAAATCAATCTCCAACAATTTCAGCAGTCGAAAATGCCGACTTGCTATGGATATGGGACTCTTCCGCATCTGAGCTCAATAAAATCAGCCTAACAAATCTGCTTACGACGACTGACGACATCAACACGAGTTTCGCCAGGCTGAATGGTAGCAGCGGAGGGCAGACGCTCATCGGCGGGACCGCAGCTAACGACGACCTGACACTTGAAGCCACGTCCAGTGCCACACGCACGACATCGTACGTGATACTGCAACCCAATGGCGGCAACGTCGGCATTGGAACGTCTAGTCCTGTTAGTGTATTACAAGTTTCCTCACCTACGGCAAATTCTTCAATGATGAGATTTCAAAGGCCGGGCTCCACAACATTCGGATTCGAATTAAGTGGAACAACTTTTGGATTATATGATTACGACAATTTTCAATATCGCATAAGAACAACATCTACTAACATTATTATGGCAGAAGATACCGGCAACGTCGGCATTGGGACGACGAGCCCCAGCACACGGCTCGATATCGATGCGGGAGCTATTGAATTTGCAGAAATGACAGCACCAGCAGCCGGAGCGGCAAATACCGGACGACTATTCTGCCGTGATAGCTCAGGAAAGACACAATTATGTATCATATTTAGCTCCGGAGCTATCCAAGTCATTGCAACTCAACCATGAACACATATCAATCAGCTGATGGAAATTGGATTTTCTTTGACGGTTCAATCAAACGCAAATTTTCAACAGAGCGGGAGGCTCAACGAGCAATGGCTACAATCGAAGCAAGCGAGAAACCGATCGAAATCGAACTGGCGGCAAAAATCACTGGTGAAATTTTGCCTGGAATGCGCAAATTGTTTTCGGAGATGTCCGCCATGCAGGTGGACTGGCAGGACAATGGCATGGGCGACATCATTGCTCAGGCAGCGGCCAGCCAGCAACCGGTAGCGGGATTTGCGCCGGAGGTGTGGGCGCAGTGGGGAGCGACGTTTGCCGCTTGGCAAGCGTGGATGGAAACGGGGAATGCAGCACTTTCCGGCGAAACGCCCCGCTCCGTGCTGATGCGGCGCTACGTTGCGCAGGTGCCGTCGTGACCGTACCGGCTGACGTGATGGTCCGGTTGATAGAGCTGGAGCGTCTGTCCGCAGAGGCTGCCCAGCGGCGGGATGATGCAATCCAACTGGTGCTGCTCATGCTGGGCGCAGCGGCCGGTTCTCGGATTGCGCTCCAACCGGACGGTACGGGCCAGGTCCAGCCACCATCATGACCTACACGCTGCACCGTCTCAACGATGTCGTGCTGCGGATCGAGGCCCGCGCTCGACTTGACTGGCAGCAGTGGTTTCTGGCTGCATCGGATGTCCACCTGGACAATCCGCATTGCGACCGGGGGCTCCTGCGTGCGCATCTCGACGAGGCGGTGCAGCGTGACGCTGGCATCCTGCTGATGGGCGACACGCTCGACCTGATGCAAGGACGTGATGACCCGCGGCGAGATGGCGGCTCGATGAAGCCTCAGTACCTGCTCGATTACGTGGATTCGGTGCTGGAGGATGCAGCCAAGTTTTTTGCCCCCTACCGAGACCGCATCGTGATGATCAGCGAGGGCAACCACGAGTCAGCGGTTCGCAAGCGGCTCGGCACCAACCCAACCAAGCGGCTGGCGGATGCGCTTGGTGTCCAGTGCATGCCGTATTCCGGCTGGCTGATGTTCCGGCTCACGCGTGACGAGGGGCGGCGTGGCACGCACAATACCATCCGCTGCTACTACCACCACGGCTCAGGTGGCGGTGGGCCTGTCACTCGTGGCGTCATCCAGACCAACCGGCGGTCTGCGATGGTGGATGGCGCACACATCCTGCTCAGCGGGCACATCCACGAGTCGTGGACGGTCTGGACCCCTCGGGCAGCAGTCAACAGCCAAGGCACACCGCACATTATCGACCAGCTGCACGTGTCGACCGGCACATACAAAAATGAATATCAGGGCGGCGAGGGGTATCACGTCGAAAAAGAGCGGCCGCCCAAAGCTCTGGGCGGCACCTGGGTGCGTCTGTGGTTTGACGGACGAGCGCATGGCAGCATCCGCTACGAGGCGACACGGGCCTGACATCTGACGGGGGACGCAGATTGACTTGCCTCGTCAGTGCTGGGCGGTCATCCCCAGCAGACGCCTCGGGGGAGGCGTTTCGGCTGTGTTATGCGGACACCTCCTTCCTCCAGTAGATGCGGTCGATGAATCCATCGTCCAGAGCGGAACCTTCTTCGTGGTGCTTGACCCACGAGGGATCAGACT